ATAGCTACCGCGACAACACGACCGAGAGTGAGGCGGTGGCCCGGTTCACCGAGCCCGACTTGCTCATCCTCGATGAGGTCGGGGTGGCGATCGGGCGTGAGGAAACGCGCCAGGCGCAGCTGTTGGACATCGTCAACGGCCGCTACGAGGCCATGCGCCCGACCGTGCTCATGGGTAACCTCACCCGCGACGAGATGCAGCACTACCTCGGCGATCGCATCTGGCGACGGCTGACCGAGGACGGGGCGCCCGTCCTGGCGTTCGGCGGCACACAGTAACCCCAAGGGAGGCAACCATGACGACGACCAACGCACGCAACACCGACCCCGTCACCAGCCACCTCGCCGGCGCCGACATCGAGCACAGCGGGCGAGCCGCCAACCAGCGCGAGCTGGTGCGCCGGGCGCTCATGCGCCACGGCCGCGATGGCATCACCACCGCTGAGCTTGCCGAGGCGGCCGGCCTTGACCGCTACATCGTCGGGCGCCGGATGCCGGAGCTTCGCAAGCGTGGCGGGGCTCAAATACTCGGCTACGATGCCGATGCCCCCGAGACACGGCGCTGCTCGGTCACCGGCAAGCGGGCGATGGTGTGCCGACCGACGGGCGTGCCCACGGCGGCGTCGGCGTAATGGAAGCGCCCTACATCTGCCGAGGGTGCGCGATCGATGCCGGGTGGCGGATGCCACCCGGTACGTTCACCGGGACCACGCGCCAGTGTGGCGTGTGCGGGCGCTACCGCTACGTCATGGATACCGAGGACCTGGGATACAGAGGGCGCACGAGCGATGGCCCAAAGTCGTGAGGAATCCGATCAGATGGCGCTGTTCTCATGGGCACGATCCGTGCATGTGCCGAGCGCTTGCGACGTCGAAGCCGGCGCCAAGGTCGCCGACTACCTCCACGCGATCCCCAATGGTGGCCGACGCAACGCCCGCGAGGCCGCTCGATTGAAGCGGGCTGGTGTCCTGGCCGGGGTGAGCGATATTCACCTACCGCTCGCGCGTGCCGGCTTCCACGGCTTATGGGTCGAGCTCAAGCCGATCGTGCAGAAACGCCCGCCCGGTGGCGGGCCCGTGCGTGCGACCTATGAGCGAAAGCCCGAGCCCTCGCAGCGTACTTGGCTCGATCGCATGACCCAGGCCGGGCATCTGGCAGTCGTGTGCTGGGGCTGGGAGTCGGCGCGCGACACCGTATGGCAATACCTCAACGGGCAGCAGACCGCCGCCCAACGACGCCAAGACCGACGCATTGGAGGCACGACGTGACGTTCGCCAGCATCAACCGGCTCATCGAAGTGATCGGCACCCAAGCGACCCTCGATCTCGTGCGCGGCTACGGCGGCCGCCGCCTCTATATCCGCAAACAGCCTCGACCTGACAGTGCCGTGGCCCTGCGCATCGGCGAGGGTCCGGCCCGTCAGCTGTCGGCGTACTTCGGTGGCGCGACCATCGAGCTCCCGGCCGAAAGAAACGCGCTCATCCGCTTACGCGACCAATCCATCCTCGAGCGCCTGGAAGCCGGCGCCAGCCCGCGCGAAGGGGCGGCCGAGCACGGCCTGTCGCCGCGCCACGTGCGCCATATTCGCGACGTGCAAAGCCGGCGAGACTAGCGCCGGCGCCTACGACGGGCGCGGATATATCTCCCCGTGCAATCTACGGGTGCAGTTTGGTACGAATAGTCAAACCTTAGATTGTCGGAGAGGGGAGAGAAAACAACATGGCCGATTTTATGGACGCCGTCGGGGAAACCCTCGAACGTGAGGGCGGCAGCGAGTTCGTCAACCACCCCGACGACCCCGGTGGGGCGACGCGCTGGGGCATCAGTTTACGCACCGCCCAGGAACACGGCGACTTGTTCGATCGCGACAACGGCGGCGACGTCGAGGTCGACGACATCCGCGAGCTCTCCCGCGATCGAGCGATTGAGTACTACCGCCAGGTCTGGAATCGCCTAGACGTCGGCGCGATCGAAAGCCAAGTGATCGCCGCCAAGGTGTTCGACCTCTGCGTGAACATGGGCGACCGCCGTGGCGTGAAGTGCCTACAGAACGCCCTGCGCGCCATCTCCATGCCCACCACCGTCGATGGCTTGATTGGCCCCGAGACCCTGGAGCGGGTCAACGGGGCGCCGAAGATGGCTTTGTTGGCCGCGATCCGATCCGAGGCGGCGGGCTACTACCGCACGCTCGTCGCTCACGACGATAAGTTCCAATCGTTCATCGACGGCTGGATGCGCCGGGCCTACGCATGACCGACACGCAGGGAACCACGATCGAGTACGTCGTCGGGACCGACACGATCATCCCGATCAGCGCCGACGAGCGCGCGCGCTGGCGATTGCGCCACGACATCCAGCACGTCGACCACCGCGTGCCCGCCGGCTTCACCACCGACGGCGCCAGCGTGCCGCGCGCATTCTGGCCGATCTTCCCGCCCGTCGGCACCGACTTCGTCGCCGCTATCGTCCACGACCACGCACTCGCCAGTGGCCTCGGCTGGAAGCACAGCAACCGGCTATTCGACCGCGCCATGCGCGAGCTCGGCGTGCGCCCTTGGCGCCGCGTCGTGATGGTCAACGCGGTGCGGCTCAACGGCGCGTGGCAACACCTGCGCGCGCGCCTCGGCCTGGGAGCGCGATATGTCAACTGAGCAAGAGGCGGCCAGCGTGCCTGGCCCCGTCAAGCGGGCCCTGAGCGGCACCGGCAAGAAAGCCGACCGGCTCGTGGAGCTGGCGACGGTACTCGCCGCCGGCGTGCAACAGCACTATGGCATCGACGTGCCGATCCACGAGGTCATCCTGCCGGCGGCCGCGATGGTGTGGGTGTTAGCACATGCCCTCGTTCAATACCTCAACGCGGACACCTGACATGCAGCCACGCAAAGCCCTAGTCGCGCTCGCGATCGTCGCCCTGATCGTCAGCGGCTGCGCCGCCCTCAAGGGCGACACCACCCCCGCCGCCAAGCTGGCGATCCAGTCCGCGACACTGAAGGTCATCGACAGTGACACCGAGCGTGCGCAGCGCGTGCACAAGATCGCCGGCCAGGTCCTCGAGATCGTCGACGGCAACGCCGAGGCGACCCTCGACGCCGTCGAGAAGCGCGTACGCGACGAAATCCGCTGGGATCAGCTCGATCAGGCCGAACAGCTTGTCGCGAGCAACCTGGTCGATGCGGTGCGTGTGGAGATCGAGGCCCGCATCGACGGCGGTACGCTCGCCCCCGACGACCGCGTCGTCGTGCAGAAGGTGATGACCTGGATTCGTGAAGCGAGCGCGATGGCCGTTGGGGGGAGTCGTGCCGCTACAGGCTAAACTGCTGCTCATCCGCCAGGCGATCCGCCTAGCCGAAACGGTCGGGCACCGGCTGTCAACAGACAGCGAGCGCGAGGTCGCCCTCAAGAGCTTGCGCGCAGCCACCGAGCGCCTCGAGCGCTCGCGTAATTCATAGCGGAAAACGAGGGCGCGTGATGGACTGGACAATGGTGCATGCGATCGCCTCGGCGGCGATGTTTCTCGTCGGCGGGGGCGCAGGTGTCTATGCCTGGATTCACGAGCGCTTGCGCCGGCGCCAAGCCCATGTCGACGACGACGTCAATGCGTTGCAGACACGCTCCAATGACCTCGAGCGACGCCTGGCCGTCGTCGAGCGCGAGCAAGAAACCCTCCCGACGCATAGCGACCTCGCCCAGCTGTACGAACGTATCAACAGCCAGAGCCAATCGCTGGCGGCGTTGGAAGGCCAGGTCGGGCGCATTAGTGAGTCGTTGTCGCGCGTCGAGACCCACCTGCTATCAACCCGGCGACATACCGATGGCTGAGCGGACCAATCGGATCACGGGATGGAGCGAGGCCCAATGAGCCGACTCATGCTAGGACCAGGCGGCGAGCACAACGCGCGTGCTGCCTTGCAATCGGCGCTCGAGGAAATCTCGCCCGACACGCCCACGTTGGTCGCTTGGCTCGACACCGGAGGCCAAATCCGTTGGCGCGCGTCGGGCATCACCAACGCCGAGGGCGCCTTCATTGGGACCAAGCTCGTGCGCTTGGCTCACGGCGACGACGAGGCGGCTGATATTCCCCATGACTGAATGGAACAACCGCATCATCGAAAGCGGCGTCGAAGCGGCTGACCAGCTGCTTGCGCACCCGGCCAATTTCCGTGTGCACCCGAGTACGCAGCGTGAGGCCATGAACGGCGCCCTCGGCGAGATCGGCTGGATTCGCCAGGTCGTGGTCAATGAGCAGACCGGGCGCATCCTCGACGGCCACCTGCGCGCCGAGCTCGCGCGTGAGGCCGGCGAGCACGTGCCGGTGCTCTACGTCGACGTCGATGAGGGCGAGGAACACTTCATCCTCGCCACGCTCGACCCGTCGGCGGCGCTGGCCGACTTCGACTCCGACATCATCGAGCAGCTACGCCAGGACACGGCGTTCGACGACCCCACGCTCGCGCGCCTGTTCACCCCGGCCGACCCGAACGAGACCCCGCCCGAGGACCAATACCAGGCCCAGGCCGGGCTCATCATCGAGTGTGACAGCAAGGCCGAGCAGGAACAGGCCCTCGGCGACATGCAGGCGCTCGGGCTCAAGGCCAAGGCGATCACCGTATGAGCGACTGGAGCGACCGCATCGTCGAGACCAGTACGGTCGCCCCGGACCAGCTGCTCGCCAACCCGAACAATTGGCGCATCCACCCCTCGGTCCAGCGCCAGGCGGTGCGCGACACCATCGCCCATGTCGGCTGGGTGCAGACGGTCATCGTCAACGTCACCACCGGCCACCTAGTCGACGGCCACCTGCGCGTCGGGATTGCACTCGCCGCGGACGAGAGCGAGGTCCCCGTGACCTACGTGCGCCTCAGTGAAGCCGAGGAACGCAAGGCGCTGCTGTCGTTGGACCCGCTGACCAACCTAGCGAGCACCGACGACGAGCAGCTACGCGCCACGCTCGAGGCCATCGCCGACGAGAGCGCCGCCGAGATCGCCGCGCGCTTGCACGACCTGGAGAAACCACCCAAGAGCGAGGACACCGGCGACGGTGACGACGACGGCGAGGGCGACGACGACGACGAGACCGAGGGCACCCACGGCGTGTTCATCGAGTGCGGCGATGAGACCGAGCAGGAATCGCTGTACGCCAAGCTCACGGGCGAGGGCTACAAGGTACGGGTGGTCAATACATGACCGAGATTCACGTCCACAACACGACGACCGACTTCCAGAGCTACCGGGCCGCGCGCGTCAAGTCGTTGTTCAACGTCGACACGGGCGCGGAGTTCACCCTCGACGCGAGCCTGCCGATCGACGACGGCCAGTGGCAGATCGGTGTGATCGTGGGCCCGAGCGGTTCCGGTAAGACGAGCATCGGCCGCCAGTTATTCGGTGGGGGCTACATCTACGACCCCGGCGCGAATTGGCCCGAGGACCAGCCCATCATCGACGCGATCGGTGGTGACAGCTTCGACGCGGTCACGGGTGCGCTGTCGGCGGTGGGCCTGGGCAACGTGCCGTCGTGGCTGCGCCCCTATCACGCGCTATCCAATGGTGAGCGCTTCCGCGCGGACCTCGCGCGCATCGTCACCCAAGCGCCCGACCCCATCATCTTCGACGAGTTTACCTCCGTGGTCGACCGCCAGATCGCCAAGATCGGCGCGTCAGCGTTCCAGAAAGCGTGGCGCCGCACCGGCTCGCGCGTGGTCCTGCTGTCGTGCCACTACGACATCCTCGATTGGCTGGAGCCGGATTGGATGTTCGACGTGGCGACGGGCGAGTACCACAGGGGGCGCGAAAGATGGAAGCGGCCTCGATTCACGCTCGATGTCGTGCAGACAGACTGGCGCTACTGGCCGGAGTTTGAGCCGCATCACTATCTGAAGATCCCGCGGATGGTGGGCGCGCATTGCTACGTTGGCTTGGTCGACGGCGAGCGCGTGTGCCACCTCGCGGTCGGTAGTAAGAACAAGGGCAAACAGGTCGAGGCGCGCGCGTGCCGCATGGTGGTCAAGCCTGAATGGCAAGGCGCCGGCGTCGGGATGCGGTTTCTCAACGCCGTGTGCGAGGCGCAGATGCAAGGCGATGAGCTCGCGCGCCTGCCCGGGCGCAAGGTGACGACGATTTTCCATACGAGCCACCCCGGCCTATGCGCGGCCCTGCGCCGTGACCCGCGGTGGCGCCAGCTATCGGCGAACCTCTACGGCGGCAACAAGGCCAAGTCCAAGGCGTCGATCAAGCGCACGGGCAAGTCGAGCGTCGGTGCCGGTTACGGCGGCCACTTCCGCGCCGTGCAGGGCTTTCGCTACTACGGGGAGCAGGCGGCATGAAGGTACTGGTGACGGGGCAAAAGTGGTTCGGCGCCAACGCGCTCACGATCCTAAGCCATACGCCCGGCGTGGAAGTGGTGGCCGCGGCCGCGCCCGTGCGCGAGGACAAGCCCGACCGCCTCGCCACCGCCGCCGAGCTCGCTGGTGTGCCCGTGATCCCCGCGGGTACGTTGCGCGAGCGTACCGTCCCCGATGACCTCGACCTCATCGTCGCCGCGCACAGTCACGACTTCATCGGTGCGCCTACGCGCTGGCGGGCTCGCCACGGCGCCATCGGCTACCACCCCTCGTTGCTGCCGCGCCACCGCGGGCGTGATGCGATCCGTTGGACGTTGCGCATGCGTGAGGCCGTCACCGGCGGCACCGTCTTTCGTCTGACCGACACGGTCGACGGGGGCCCCGTGCTCGCCCAGGAGCATGTGTTCGTCGACCCCGACGACACCGCCGAGAGCCTGTGGCGTGAGCGCCTCGGGCCCCTCGGGCTGCGCTTGCTCTCCGAGGTCGCCTCGCGCATTGCCCACGACGGCTACCAGGCCGGCCGTCCCCAGGACGCGCGCCTGGCGACGTGGGAGCCGTCCATCGACGCGCCGCCGCTCTTTCGCCCCGAGCTGATCGCGCTCGGCCACGACGGTTGTTGACGCAGAAGCGGTTGACGTATGGCCCGGAACCAGCAGACCACCCCGGCGAGGCTAACCGCGGCACAGAAGCGCCAGAAGGCGCTGCAATTCCGGCTCGCGGGCTACACCTACGAGCAGATCGCCGAGGTCATCGGTGGGTCCAAGCAAGGCGCGTACAAGCACGTCGCCAAGGCGCTCGCGACCATCGACGACGACACCCGTGCCTACGCCGAGCAGGTGCGCCAGCTCGAAGTCGCGCGCAACGAGCGCTTGCTGGCGGCGGTGTGGGCCGACGCGCTCAAGGGCAACCTCAAGGCGGTCGAGCGGGCTATGCAGCTCGCCAAGCGCATCACGCAGGTCCAAGGCGCGGAAGCGCCGCAAAAGGTCGCCCCGACCACCCCGGACGGCGAACACGAAGCTCAGGGCATCGTCTACCTCCCCCCAACCGCTGAGGACGCCGAGGCATGGGTGCAGCGACACGCCCCGAGCCAGGGCGACCCGTAGCATGGCAGCCCCAGCCCGGCCCCCAAACGGCGCTCGTGGATTGCCCGATCGAGGAAGTCCTGTATGGCGGGGCGCGTGGTGGCGGCAAGACGGACGGCCTGGCGGGCTCGTGGCTGCGCCATTGGGGCTACCACGGCAACGCCGCGCGCGGGATTCTGTTCCGGCGCACCTACGACGAGCTCGAGGAAGTGCTCTCGCGCCTGCTCGAAATCCTGCCCGTGTTGGGGGCGCAGTATCGCGCCGGCGCCAAGACGTTCTACATGCCCGGTGGGGGCCCGAGTGGGGGCTTCTTGAAGCTCCGTTACCTCGAAGCCGAGCGCCACGCCAGCCGCTACCAGGGTCACTCCTACACCTGGCTGGGCATCGACGAGGCGGGCAACTTCCCCAGCCCCGCGGGCATCGACCGCCTGCGCGGGACCATGCGCTCGACCCAGGGCGTGCCGCCGTTGCTGCGCCTCACGGGCAACCCCGGTGGTGTGGGTCACGCTTGGATCAAGGAACGCTACCTCGACCCGGCGCCACCGATGCGCCCGTTCCGCGACGAGACCACCGGCGCCGAGCGGGTCTATATCCCGAGCCGGGTTCAGGACAACCCGGCGCTGCTCGACGCGGACCCGCACTACGTCGAGCGCCTCAAGGCGTCGGGGCCGCCTTGGCTGGTCCAAGCCTGGCTAGAGGGCGACTGGAACGCCAGCGCCGATGGCGGCGTATTCAACCCCGAGTGGTTCTACTACTACGACGACCTGCCGCCCGACGCCTTCTTCATCCAGTCGTGGGACACCGCAAGCAAGGCCGGCGAGCTCCACGACTACAGCGTTTGCACGACCTGGGCCGTATCCCGGCTGGGCTTCTTTCTGGCCGACGTGGACCGGCGCAAGCTCATGTACCCGGGGCTCAAGCAAGCGATCGTCGACGACGCCGCCCTGTGGTCGCCGCGGGCGGTGCTCATCGAGGACAAGGGCAGCGGCACCTCGGCGATCCAGGAGCTGCGCGCCGAGACCGCGCTGCCGATCGTGCCCTACGAGCCGGGCAAGGAGGACAAGGTCACGCGGGCGATGGGGATAACGAGCCTCTACGAAGCCGGCCGCGTGTTCCACCCGCGCACGGCGCCGTGGCTGCAGGACGTCGAGATCGAGCTCTCCATCTTCCCCGAGGGCGCCAACGACGACCAGGTCGACTCGATCGTCCAGGCGCTCACCTATGCGGCCCGGCACGCCAGCCGCGACGCGATCCAGATTTACGGCGGCGGCGGGCGACGCGCCAGCGCCGACGTCACCATGTAACGGAGGTCCCCTGATGGCACCCGTAGTCAAGCCCAACTTCCAGGAGCTCGCCACCGACGATACCGCGCACACAACCCGCGGCTTCGGGTCCAGCCTCGTCGTGCCTAGCGATGCCGTGCTGCGTCAGCGTGGTGGGCACTACCGCATCTATTCCGACCTGCTCCGTGACGACCAGGTATCGAGCACGCTCCAGCAGCGCCGCCTGGCGCTCACCCAGTCCGAGTGGCGCGTCGACCCGGCAAGCGAGAACCGCCAGGACAAGGCCCTGGCCGACTTCATCCGTGAGCAGCTCGAGGGCCTGCGCTGGGACGATCACACCGCGAAAATGCACTACGGCGTGTTCTACGGCTACGCCGTGGGTGAGTGCATGTGGAGCCGGGAGGGCAACCGCGTCGTGCTCGACGACATCAAGGTGCGCCGGCGTGAGCGCTTCGGCTTCGACCGGGACCGGCGGCTCTATCTGGTCGACAACATGGTCCAGCCCCAGCGCATGCCCGAGCGCAAGTTCTGGACGCTGGCGACGGGCTCGGACAACGACGACGACCCCTATGGCCTCGGCCTCGCGCACAGCCTCTACTGGCTAGTGTATTTCAAGCGCCACGACTTCCAGTTCTGGCTATCGGCGGTCGAGAAGTTCGGCTCGCCGACCGCCATGGCCAAGGTCCCGATGGGCCAGTTCAGCGACGACGACCTCCGCGCCAAGGTCCACGACGCGCTACAAGCGATCCATACCGACAGCAGTGTCGTGATCCCCCAGGACGCCGAGGTGGAGCTGCTCGAGGCGTTCCGCAGCGGTGCATCGAACCAGGGCGAGCTCCTGTCGGTGCTCGATTCGGCCATCGCCAAGGTGGTGCTGTCGCAGACCATGACCACCGACAACGGGAGCAGTCGCGCCCAGGCCGAGGTCCACCAGGACGTCAAAGACGAGGTGGTCAAGTCCGACGCCGACCTCATCGACGAGTCGTTCACCGCCGGCCCCGTGCGCTGGCTGCGTGATTGGAATTTCCCCAACGCGCGCCTGCCGTCGGTCTATCGTGACCTCGAGCCCGAGGAGGACCTCAACCAGCGCGCCGAGCGTGATAAGAAAGTCTACGGCCTGGGCTTCAAGCCCACCGAGGCGTATATCCGTGAGACCTACGGCGAGGGCTGGGTCCCGCGTGAGTCGGACACCATGCGTCGCCCGGCCGGTCCAGGCGATCCAGGCGGGGGCGGTGGTGAGCCCGCCTCGTTCGCCGAGCACGAGGAATTGCAGTCGGCCCGCAACGGCCACCGGGCCGACGCCCAGGCGGTGGTGGCGGCCGCGCGTGCCTACGCGCACCAATACCCGGGTGTGGTCGGCGAGCGCATCAACCAGGTCCTCGAGCACGCCGAGCAGACCGACGATTGGGACGCCGTGCGCGCGCACCTAGCCGAAATGCTCATCGAGGACCCGCCGGAGCAGGCCGTCGAGCAACAGCGCCGCGGCGGCGTGGTCGCGCGGATGATGGGCCACTTGCGTCAGCAGCGCTAGGGAGGGCCCCGTGGGCTTCACCCTCGACTTCCGTGACTTCTCCAGCGGTGACGGCCTCGCGTCGATCTTCCAACAGACGCCCGAGGCCGCCGTGTCGTTCTTCCGTGACAAGGGCCTCAAGACGTCGTTCAGTTTCGACGACATGGTCGCCGAGGAACACGTCGCGGCGTTCACCGTCGCCAAGATGATGGACGTGGACCTGCTCGCCGACGTCAAAAGCGCGATAGACGACGCCATCGCCAACGGAGAGACCCCGCGCGACTTCCGCAAGCGGCTCATGCCGAAAATGCAACAGAAGGGCTGGTGGGGGAAGGCGGACGTCACAGACCCCAACACAGGGGCCACAACGCAGGCCCAGCTCGGTAGCGCCGCGCGCCTCAATAACATCTACCGCTCCAACGTCCAGGCCGCCTACGCCCAGGGCCAGTGGCAGCAAATCCGCGAGCAGCGCGAGGTCGCGCCGTACCTAATGTACGACGCGGTCGACGACCACCGCACCCGGCCGATGCACAACGCCTGGGACAACACGACGCTGCCCGTCGACGACCCGTGGTGGGACACCCATTACCCCCCTAATGGCTTCCAGTGCCGTTGTGGTGTGATCCAGCTATCGGGCGATGAGCTCGAAAGCATGGGCATCCAGCCTTCGTCGACGGCCCCGCCGATCGAGACCGTGTCCTGGACCAACCCGACCACGGGCGAGGTATTGCAGGTCCCCCGTGGCATCGACCGCGGCTGGGACTACCACATCGGCAAGGCCCGCCAGGACCACCTCGAATCGGTGCTCCAGGAGAAGATCGACGCGCTGCCCGAGCCCCTCAAGCAAGCCGCGCCGGCCGTCCAGGAGCTCGCCGACAAGGCGTGGACCAAGGGCAAGAAGGTCGCCGACGAGGAATTAGCCAACCTCGACCCCGACACCGTGGCGGCGCAGCGGCTTAAGGAGATCGCCGACAACAACGAGCCCCACCTGGCCTCTGCCCTCAAGCAGCTCAACAAGACCAAGACAGGCCAGGCCATGAGCCCGTCCGAGAAGCTGGACGCGGTGCAGGCCAAGGCCGCCAAGCAAAAGCAAAACAGCGACCTCGCGCACTACAAGTCAGCCAAGCTCAAGGGCAAGGAACCAGGGCCCGAGGCCCAGGCCGCCTACGATGCGCTGCCCGAGCAGGCCCAGGCCGACATCGACCAGGCGATCGACGCCCAGCTAGCGAAGGCCGCCGAGATCGACCAGGCCCAGGCGACGCTCGACGACATCGAGGCCAACCCGCAGGGCCAAAAGCTCAAGGCCGAAATCCTCGCCAAGATGAAAGCCAACGGTGAGGACGAGGGCATGGGCCCGGTCGAATTGCTCGATGAGGTCAACGCCCGCTACCTCGTCCAGCAACAGAAAAAGCAACAGGCGAGTGCGCTGTCGGGCTACAAGAAAAAGGTGCTCGCCGGCAAGATTCCCACGCCCGCGCAAAAGGCCGCGTTCGATGCCATGGACGAGGCCGAGCAAGACAAGTTCCTCGCCAAGCTGGACAAGGCCAAGGCCGATCAGGCGGCCGCGCAGGCGCCGGAGTCCGTAATCGAGTCGCCCGCGGCCTCGATCAGCGCCAAGGAAGCCAGCGACCAGGCCGACGACTTGGTGACCGACGTGCTCGCCGCGGACCTCCCGCTTACGCCCGACGCCGAGGCGGACGCCGCCAAGGCGCTCAAGTGGCTCATCGACCCCGAAAACTTCGACGAGCCCCAGGGCCCCGGGCTCAAGGTCCTCAAGGGCAAGGGCCCGGCGGTCGAGGACGTCCTCGAGGAAGCCGCGGGTATCGCCAAGGCGCGTGGCACGGGCCAGGCGTTCGCCAACATGGCCGACGACAACGGCGTCACGCTGCCAGACAGCGCCAAGGCCAAACTCGCCGCCAGCGACGCCAGCGCCGAGTCAGATTCGGTCCCCGACGCTACCCCGGAGCAGGGCCCGCCCGAGACCGAGCCCGCGCCACAGATCAACACAGAAGCGCTCACAAAGGTGGGCGAGCAGCAAGGCTCGAATCCGGGCGGGACGTACCTCGACACCGAGACCGGCCAGAAGTGGTACATCAAGCAACCGGACTCACCCGAGATCGCGCGCAACGAAGTGCTCGCGGGCAAGCTCTACGAGGCGGCCGGTGTCGAGGTCCCGCGCATGGAGATGATCGACCTGGACGGTACGCGCAGCCTCGCTTCACAGATCATCGAGGGCCTGGAAACCGGCGGCCCCGGCACCGATTGGTCGAGCATCGACGGTGCGCATCGCAACTTCGTCGTCGATGCCTGGCTGGGCAATTGGGACGTCGCCGGCCTGGACTACGACAACCTGCTCATCAAGGCGGGGCGCGCGGTGCGTGTCGATACGGGTGGCGCCCTACGCTACCGCGCCCAAGGCTCACCGAAGTCGGCGAGTCAGTGGACCGGCGAGGTCCAGGAGATCGAGACCCTGCGCGACCCGCAGATCAACCCGCAGTCGGCCCAGGCGTTCGCCAACATCAGCCGCGAGGACATGGTCGCCGGTGCCCGCAAGGTCGCCCGCATCACCGACGAGCAGATCGACGAGCTGATCGAGAACAACGGCCCGGCCGATCCGCAGACCGCGGCCAACCTGGCGGCGACGCTCAAGGCGCGACGTGACGATATTCTCGAGCGCTTCCCCGAGGCCGCCGAGCGTGCCGACGTCGAGCCGAAACCGGCCGGTGCCCGTGTGACCGAGACCGAGTCCAAGCTCGTCGACGACGCGCGCAGCAACGGGGTGGCCTTCCGCACCGATGAGGACCAGATCGAGGACCAGCAGGTGCTCGTGTGGCGCCAGCGAAGCCAAGACGGCGACGTGTTCACCAACGCCGACCTCAAGGTGCGCCGCTCCGCAGCTCGCCAGCTGGACGAGCAGATCGAGGGTGCCGCCACGAAGCTGCCCGATCTACCGGAGCAGGCCACCCTCGAGACCCGCATCATCGAGGCGTCGAAGGGCCTGAGCAGCCAAGCGCTCAAGGGCGGGCTACGCCAGAAGGACGCCGACCGCATCGCCACCGCCCGCCAGTCTTACGACGACGCCCTGGCGGCGGTGAAGCAACGGGTCGCCGACGGCGAGCTCGCCCCGGAAAGCATCGAGGCGCTGCGCCAGCGCTTCGAGCCGTGGGTCGACGCGCTCAACAAAGCCGGCCAAAGCCCGCTCGGCGAGGTCCCCGATTGGGCGCCGCCCGCGTCCATGCTCGAAAAGGGTGCGCGTGTCATCACCAAGGCCGAGCAGCCCGAGGCCGACAAGCCGTCGATCGAGTGGACCAAGCGAACCGAGCACCCGTGGACCATGGCGCGCTTCGACCGGGGCTTCGCCCAGGACACCGACGAGGTACAGCGCCTTGGCGACCCCACGCATTACGAGGCGTTCTTATCCGACGGCCGGCGCGTGCTGTACTTCCCATCGAGCAACCGCAGCACCGCCATCCGTAACCGGCTGATCATCGAGACCCCCGGTGACGACACGAGCGCGGCTGAAAAGACAATCCAGGCGCTCGATGAGCTCGGGGTCAACGGCGCGCGTGCCACCGACCTCGACGGCGAGGAGCTCTACCTCACGCAGATTGCCCGCCACCGGCGCGACGGCTTCGATCAATTCATCGCAGAAACCGAGGGCATCGAGGACCAGGCCGAGCGGGTTGCGGCAATGCAGCGGTGGCTATCGGGGCAGGTCGGCCAGGACATCACGAAGATGCCCAACTACCGACCCCAGGGCGATCACGAGGCGTTCGGCCACGGCCTGGTGCGCCGCGAGCGCCCGGACCTCGATACGCCCGAGTTTCGCCAGTTCGCACGCCAGCATCGGCTCTATCACGAGAACACGCGCGGGGACCTCGCGAGCGCGCTCGATAACGTCCTCAAATCCGGCGGCAAGATGTCGCCCAACACCGACCGCCTACGCCGCGGCATCCCGCACGGGGGCATGTCGCCTGACCAGGACATGGAGACCGGCGGCGCGTCGTATTTCTTCACCCGCATCAAAAAGCGCCAGTCCTCGTCCCCCGGTTTCTATTGGAAGGCCGACCACCTCAAGCGCCTCGACAGCATCAGCTACTCGGGCGACGAGTTCGGCCGTGTCGTCGACCGCGACGGGCAGGGCGACTTCGTGCAGAAAAACCGCCAGGTCGGCACCGAGGAATGGCAAGGGGCCGCCAAGAGGCCCACCAACGAAACCATCTTCAAGGGCGGGCTATCGTTGTTCGATGGCCTCGACCGCATCCAGACGAGCAGCGCGAGCGAGCGCGAGCGCGTGCTGCAAGTGCTCCGCGATAACGGCTTCAATGAGTGGCCCGATGGTCGGGCCCTTGAGGAAGTGGTAAAGTAAACCTATGGAAGTGGTGCGCGAACACCTAGCGGCGCGCGATAGCGACACGCCGTTCGTCCTCGACATACCGCCGGAAACGGCCGAGACCGGGCGCCTAGTCGCTGAGGTCTACACGCTCGAGACCGGCGAGATCGTGATGGTCGACGTCGGTTGGGCCGTGCCGGATAACCCTGGCCACCCGTTCCATGTCTTGCCCGCGCCCGACGACGGCCCGCGGACGTTCGAGGACCCGGCGGGGACCTACACGATTCGCCCGATCATCCCCCAAATCGAGCCGGAGCTGGTGCGCCAGTGGAGCCAATGGAAAAGCGTGCGCCAGGAGCTCGACGCATCCCGCGAGCGCGCGCGTGAGGCCATCGAGCAAGTGATCGGCCCGACCAACCCCGACCCCCAGGCATAAAAAAGCCCCGCCAGAGCGGGGCCAAAACGGCAAGTGACGCGGCGACAATTCGACCGCGCGCGCTTTACGTAAGCAGCTGCAATTGATCCTCACGGCCCTCCATATCGAGCATGATCGAGTAGCCGAGCTCATCTTGTACCTCGACGCCAGCAAAGCCCAGCGAGCGAGCCGCCTCGGCAATAACCCATTGCTGTAGCCAGCCTTCCTCGCCTGGTTCCTCCAGATCCAGCATGTGCTGGATAGGCTTGTCGCCAATAACATCAAGAGCGTCACCTTCGTCGATGCCGTATCGATCGGTGACGTAGTCGATCCACGGCTGCAAGCGCGCGTCGTTGCTGTAATCAAACACGATGTCGCGCGGTGTGCATATTAGGTGGTCGTCAACTTCAATGGCATATAGCGTGCCGCTTGTACCACGGGTTGAGCTGGAGCGGTCGTGCTCTTGTTCTTGAAAAAACAAAAAGGTGCCGAACGGCCCAAGGGGGTCCATCTTGCCCGGATGCGCGCCCTCGTGAACCAGATAGACCATGACCTTACCCCTTGGCCTGTTGGTCGCGGAAGGCGCGGCGGGCGCGCTGCGCGGTGAGAACGCTGATCGACAGCGCCATCTGGACGCGCTCGACCGTCTCCTGCTCGGTGAAGCCCTGGGCCGCGCAGCTGGCGGCGAATTGGCGAATGGTGGAAAGGTTGTTCATGATTTGACCCCTGTGGCTGTTGATCCGCCGGGCCTTGCCCGACACCCCTAGTAAACCACAGGTTTCTATATAGGGCAATACCCCAAACCAACAGGCGCCCCCGCCAGGGTGGCGAGGGCCGCCCGCCGGTCGCTTGCCCTACGCGCCGCGGTCGCCGGGCTCGGGTGTGGCGCCCGCGGCGATCGCGTAAATCTCGCGCACCATCGCCTTGTGCTCGCGTGCCTCCTGCGCGGCACGCTCGGCCTTGTCGCGCCAGGTCTCCCGCTGGCGCACAAGGTCCTCGCAACGCTCACGCAGGTATTCGATCTCGTCGCCCCGCGCGCAGACCTCGCACAATTCGCGCAATTTCCCGTGTGAGCATTGGTACTTCCTGCCGGAATATCGACGGCCGCTAGTATCGTCGGCGCCGTACCACCGCCACAGATTCGTTACGTCGCTCACCTTTCACTCCCCCCGCGTTGCTCATGAAGCCGGCGGGCCTCATCCCGCCGGCGCTTGTCGCTGCCTTCGTACTCGGCTGGATCACGAGGCATCGTCGAGATACCCGCAATCGCACAGGTCGGGCTGGTCCCCGCAGAAAGCGCACCCCGGCGCCCTGTCGTCCTCGGGGGTCGATAGGTCCAGGTCCCGGGTATCCAGGTCCCCCGCGTCGGCGTAGTCGGTAAACACAGGCCCACCGAAACCCGCCAACGGATCGCCGTGGGCCCGCGCCTGGCCGTCGTAGAGTGCGCTCCAAACGCGCCCCAGTGCCCCGAGGCGTACATCATCCGCCCCGGCCGCCTTGGCGGCGTCCTTGAAATTGGGGTAGGTCACGGCCCGCGCGGCCGCGGCGACCGCCTCAGCGGCGACGTGGCGGGCCACAAAGACGCGGTAGCGGTAGTCGGCCCAGGGCGTGACCATGACCTTGTCCGCCTGGGCGGGGAACATGCGCTCAAGGTCGCCCGGGAACCGAGCCCGGGCGATCAGGCGGGTCATGTCGTTGGTGTCCTCGACCAGCGAGACAAAGGACGTCGGCGTGAAAACCCACATACCCTATTCCTCCGTGGCGAACGCTTCGGACGCCAAAGCGAGGAACCCGCCTTCGCGTAATAGATCGTCAACGACGTCCTTGAGCGGCATACCGAGCACGTGGTGCTCGCGGACGATGCGGCGAAGAACATGCTCGTAAGCGCCGCCAGATACGGCGACCTCGCGGCGGTCGAGTTCGTGTTGTAAATCCTCAGCCGGTATCTCGCTCAGCTCAATTTCGACCGATACCGTGGTGTCCACTTCGACAGTGCGCGAAATCATCAGCCCCGGACCTCCTCAAACGTCGTGATCTTGTCACATAGGCCGAAGCCGCCCGGCCCGTCCCCGATCAGCTGGGGTACGCCGGCCTCGTGCCAGAAGTTCACCCAGCGTACGTAGTCCGAAATCCAGATCACGAAGTCGACGCCGTCGCCCATGAAGGCCGGGTCGTCCTGGCCGCGGCGATGGACCCGCACTGACAGATCAGACAGCCGGCCGTAGCGATCGGGTGGTGGGAAAGCGATCTCGTAGAGCCAGTCGGCGTCGGTGTCCTCGATGTCGAGGTTTTCGTCCTGGCACCCGATTTGGTCGTAGACCAGGCGCCCGGGCTGATCGGCATAGCGCGCCTCGCTGAGCTTCTCCATCAGACGCCCCGCGCCGCCGATCTTGGTGCGCTCCAGGAGCACGGCCAGGTCGCGGCCCGCGCGGTAGGGCATCCCGTCGTGGTGGCGGTAGAAGTGCGTGATCGCCCGTCCCAGGCGAATCGAAACGATCGAGCGTGTAGCCATTGCTATCCCCTTGTCTGCTGTTGAACCGGACCAAGCGGCCCGCCGAGGCCCCGCGCCTGCGGGGCCTGAGCGGATCGCCTAGCCGACGTTGCGGTCGAGCTCGCGCTCGGCCTCGTCTACGTCGTCCAGGTCAAACTCCGGGCAGTCCGGGTCTTGCGGATGCCAGTGTTCGATGCACTGGCGCCGCATTGCCCGCAGGCGACGCTTCGCCAAGCCATACCCGGGCGGCTCGCCGTCGTCGAAGTCGTGCCAGAACATCAGGCGGCCTCCCCGAGCCCGAGCACGTAGCCGAGGGCCTGGCGCTCGTCCTTGCGGGCCTTCTCGACGCCGTAGCCCTGGCCATACGAGCCCATCGCGTCGTAGATGCCGCGGGCCTCCTGGGGATCGCCGCGCTCGAGCGCGCCTTCCATCCGGGCCCAAGCCTTCGCCAAGGCCCATAAATCAGCCGAGTGATTCTCCTGCCCCGAGATCCCCGCATCGCGCGCGTCGCGCATGATCGACTGCGCGATTTGCCCGCAGGCGATGATCGCGGTCTTGTGCGTGTCTTTTCCTAGTGCCATTGCAGATACCCCCTGCTGTTGATCCGCCGGGCCCTTCGCCCGACACCCCGTAATAAACCATAGATTTATATGTAGCGCAATAGGGGAAACCAGCAGGGGATAAATCTCCCCATGTCCACAACCTACGCGCGCCGCCAGGATGGGCACCATTCGCCCGACCGGGCGCCCATGCGGCCCGTGCGGGCACGACCGACAACGACCGGAGCCCGCTATGCAGCCTTTCTCGATCTTCCGATCCGGCCGGCATACCGCCGCCAACGGCGAGGCGCACGACTTCACCGAGGACCGACTACAGGAGGCGATCGACCACTACGACCCGGCGGTGAGTGAGGCCCCGATCGTGGTGGGCCACCCCAAGAACAACGCGCCGGCGTTCGGTTGGGTGAAGGGCCTACAGCGCAACGACGACGGCGAGATGGTCGCCGTGCCCGATCAGGTCGACGCCGACTTCGAGGAAATGGTCGGTGCGGGCAGGTTCAAGAAACGCTCGGCGTCGTTCTACAAGCCCGACGCGCCGAACAACCCCGTGCCGGGGGTGTTCTATCTGCGCCACGTCGGCTTCCTGGGCGCCCAGCCGCCGTCGGTGAAGGGCCTTTCCGACAAGGGGATCAGCTTCGCCGAGGACGAGGACGGCGTCGTCGAGCTCGCCGACATGGGCATGCTCGGTTCCGTGCTCGCCGGGACGATGCGCCGGCTGCGCGAGTGGCTGATCGAGCAACACGGCACCGAGAAAGCCGACGAGATCGTGCCGACCTACGTCCCGGAGGACATCGAGGCGTTCGCCAAGTCCGACGACAGCGACGACGCGGGCGACGCCGAGGCCCAGTCGGCCGACCTTTCCGATCCGAGCGCCGACGGTGACCAATCCGGCGGCGACGGCACCCCCAATCCCGACACCGAGGTAGTCGAAATGTCCGAAGCCGAAAAGCAAGAGCTCGAGCGGCTGCGTGCCGCCGAGCGCCAACGCAAGGCCCGCGAGGCCGTCCAGCCGCACGTCGACGCCGGCCGCATCCCGCCGGCGCTGGCTGACACCGCCGCCGAGTTCGCGGCATCGCTCGATAGCGAGACCGCCGTCGAGTTCAGCGAAGGCGAGGGCTCGGTCGAGCGTACGCCGCGCGATCAGTTCATCGAGCTCATGGGCCAGCTGCCCAAGGCGGTCGAGTACGGCGAGGCCGCTGGCGGTGACGAAGGCGACCAGACGGTCGACTACAGCGACCCGAGCCTCGCGCAGCGCGCCCGCGCGTACCAGCGCCAGCACGGGTGCAGCCACACGGTCGCGATGGACGCGGTCGCTGCCGGCGCAGACAAGGCGAGCGCCTGACCCGGCGCTCAAGCAATCACGCCCGCCCCCGGTAAGGGGGCGGGGCAGCAATACGACAGCGAGGTGGAGTTATGGAACCCAGCAAGCACGACGGCCTGATCGTCAACTACGACGCAGGCGGCGACATCACCCGGCGCCGGATCATCGCGTACGGCGCGGCTGACTACGAGGCGGTCCAGGCATCCGGCAACAGTGACCCGTTCCTAGGCGTGAGCACCGACGTCGATGCCGTGGCCGGTGGCCCGGTCGACGCCATCCGCGATGGCATCGGCCGTGTCGAGTACGGCGGCAACGTCACGCGCGGCAACTGGCTCACGTCGGACGCCGACGGTCGAGCCGTCGAGGCCGCACCGGCCAGTGGCGTCAACGTCCAAGTGCTCGGCAAGGCCGAGGTCTCGGGCGTCGCCGGCGACATCGGCGCCGCGTTCATCCAGCCGTTCGAGCTGCAAGGCGCGTAAGCGCGTAGCAGCCCGGCGGCAGTAACCCCAAGCACCAGGCACTAGACGAGGAAACCAGCCATGTCCAAGCAACAGGCCCCCTTCGTCACCGATCCGCGCCTGACCAACATCGCCGTCGCGTACATCAACGAGGCGATGATTGCGGATCGTGTGATGCCCCGCACCCCGGTCGGTCAGCGGGAGTTCCGCTACCTCAAGTACGAGCAAGAGGAACGCTTTACCGTGCCGAACACGCGCGTGGGTCGTAAGAGCCGTACCCCCGAGGTCGAGTTCGGCGCCGGTGAAGCGACCGGCAGCGTCGAGGACTACGGCCTCGAAGATGCGATCCCGCAGCAGGACGTGGACAACGCGCCCGAGGGCTACGACCCGATCGGTCACGCCACTGAGGCCATGACCGACCTCGTGATGCTCGATCGCGAGATTCGCGTGGCCAACATCGTCCACGACCCGGCGACGTATCCCGCGTCGAACAAGGTCGACCTGAGCAATTCGACTCAGTGGAGCGACTACACCAACAGCGACCCGATCGGCGACATCCACAAGGGTCAGGACACGCTGCTGGCCGACGCCAACATCGCCGTGGTGGGCCACCAGGCATGGCGCACGCTGAGCCGCCATCCCGAGATCATCAAGGCAATCCACGGCAACAGTGGCGACTCCGGTGTGGCGACCCGTGACCAGGTCGCGGAGCTGCTCGAGCTCGACGAGATCATCGTCGGCCGCGCGCGCATGAACACGGCCCGGCCCGGCCAGGCCGCCAACTTCAAGCGTGTTTGGGGCGACCACTTCGCGTTGCTCCATCGCAACAACCTCGCCGACACGCGCCAGGGCGTCACATTCGCTATGTCGCCGGTATTCGGTGACCGCGTGGCGATGCAAAAGCCCGACGACGACATCGGCCTGCGTGGTGGCACGCGAGTCCGTACCGGCGAGTCGATCGGTGAGGTCGTCGTGGCCCCCGACGTCGGCTACCTGCTGCAAGACGTCACCGCCTAACGCGGCGACGCAGTAGCCCCGGCGACAACGTGAAGGCGGGCGGTGTACCCGTCCGCCTTCATCAACCAACCGACCGCGAGGCAGCCAACCATGGCGAAAGTCCGAGCGCTCCGAGTATTGAAAGACGCCGCCGGCTATCACGAGCCCGGTGACGTTTTCGATGCCAACCAAGCCGACGCCGACCGTTGGGTCGAGCGCGGCACCGCCGAGACCGTGCGCGGGCGCCCGAGCAAGGCCTCCGGCAAGGGTTCGCAGAGCGACAGCCACAGCGGCCCACAGGCCGGTGACAGCGGCTCCGGCGAGGGCGAGTCCGACGAGGGCGAGTCCGACGAGGAAGTCACGGAGTAACCGATGGCCTACGCCACCCTCGACGACCTCAAGCAACGATTCGGTGAGACCGAGATCGTCCAGCTGACCGATCGCAACGGTGACGACACGGCCGACCAGGCCGTGGTCGACCGGGCGCTCGAGGACGCCAGCGCGATCGCCGATTCGTACCTGGCGCGGCGCCACACGGTGCCGCTCGACCCGGCGCCGCTGGTGCTCGTGTCGGCCGTTTGCGACATCGCTCGCGCGCGGCTCTACGACGCCAACGTGCCCGAGGCCGTCACCAGCCGCAAAGACGAGGCGATCGGCTGGCTCAAGCGGGTGGCCGATGGCAAAGCGGACGCCATCACCGATCCGGCCGGCGGCGCCAAGGATGAGCCGGCGGCCATTTCTACCAAGAGCAACGGGTTGCGCGTGTTCGACCGCGATTCGTTGCGCGGCTTCACCGGCTAGTCATGGCAGCAGGTGAGTACAGCCAAAACGACGCCCAAGTCCTGGCCGTGCTGCAACAGCTCGAGCAGAAAGGCCAGAACACGAAGCCGGCCATGCAAGACATCGCCGGGGCGATCCACTCGCGTGTGATGCGCGGCTTCAAGAATAGCCAGAGCCCCTACGGCCCGAAGTGGAAAAAGGTCAAAGGCCGCAGCGGCCAACCGTTGCGCGACGCCCGCATCTTGCAACGCAGCATCCGCCCGGCGGCGACGGCCGAGGAAGCCCGTGTCGTCGCGGGTGGTGCGGCGTCGAAGTACGCCGCCGTCCATCAGTTCGGCGCGACGATCGAGGCCAAGAACCACCCGTTCCTGCACTTCAAGGTCGGCGGCCGATGGGTCAAAACCAAGTCGGTCACGATCCCGGCGCGGCCCTACCTGCCGATCCGGCCATCGGGGGCGGTCGAGCTGCCGACGGCCTGGGCGAGCGATGCGAGCCAGCGGGTGCTCAACCACTACAGCGAGGTACTCGGGTAGGCGATGCTTACGGGCGATTTCCTAGCAGCCGGCGACGCCATCGAGCAGCGCCTCCGCGACCGCGTGACCGACCTACGCCAAGTGTTGAGTGCGGCCGACCTTGAAGGCGTCCAAGAGTCGCGCCAGGCCGTACCGGCGGCGCACGTCCTGTTCTCCGACTACACCGTCGCCGAGGCCCCGGGCTTCGGTGAGAAGGCGCGCGTTCGACAGACCTGGGTGGTCGTGATCGTCGACCGCAACGTGCGCCAGACCAACCAGGCAGCGGCACAACGAGCGGCCATTGGCCCCCGTGTCCTCGCGGTCATGCAGACCCTCATGGGCTGGGCACCGACGGCACAACATAGCGCCCTCGTGCTCACCGACAGCCCGTTCCAGACCGCTTACAGCAACGGCTTCATCTACGTCCCCGTTGCCTTCTACTCCGACGTCAAGATTGCAGGAGACCAGTAATGACCACGAAAGACTACAGCTACATCGGCAAGGGCCCGCTCTACGTGCGCGACCGCAACGGCACCGCCGGGCTCAAGCGCATCGGCAACGCTTCCGAGCACAACATCAGCATCGAGACCAGCGAGCAGACGCAGCCCGACTTCACCAGTGCGGGTGGTGGTGCGGCTAACAAGGTCACGCGCGTCGACAGCGTGAACGTCACGATCACGATGCTCGACATCAGCCCGCACAACCTCGCGATGGCGCTGCGCGGCACGCAAAACGAGGTCACTGGCGGCACGACCGTGACGGGTGAACAACACACGGGCGGTCCCGGCCAGCTCATCGCGTTCGACCAGCTGCCCGATATGTCGGACGCGAGCAACACGATCACCGTGACGGCCGACCCCGGCGGCTCGGCCACGGGCATGGTCGAGGGTGACGACTACGAGTTCACCAACGTCGGCATCCGACTACTCGAGGGCGGGCCCAACGTCACCGAGGACATGACCGTGGGCGTCGATTACACCGTGGCCGCCCAAGTGATCGTCGAGGCGCTCACTGAGGCCGCCACCGAGTTCGAGCTGGTCCAGGATGGGCTCAACGAAGCCAACAACGGCCAGGCGGTGCTCATCCGCTACCACCGCGTGAAGTTCAACCCGACGGGCGGTCTGGCGGCGATTGGTGACGAGTTCACCAGCATGCAGCTCGAGGGCACGGCGCTGGCCGATCCGGCCAAGACGGGCTCCGGCGTGTCCAAGTTCATGCACATCGCGCAGGCCGGCGTCTAACGACGTCGATCAATGACCCTGGCCCGGTCGCCATGACCGGGCTGGGGCAAGCGTAGACAGCCCCAACAATGGAGCCGAGCCGATGGCCGAAGATGAGAATGAACCCACCCCGGGCGAAGATGAACCGAGCGAGCCCCAACTAGGGAGCACTCGCGGCAGCAAGGCGACGACCGAGACCGTCACGCTGCGCTGCCAGCACACGCACAACCGCGTCGTCCGCCAGGCGGGCGAGCGCATCACCGTCGCCAAGGCGACGGCCGAAAATCTGCGCGCGCAAGGCGTGTGCAAGTAACGACTCGACAGGAGCGGGGCATCTACGCCCCGCCGCTGCGATTACACCGCCCAACACGAGGCAGGACCCATGGCCCAAAACCTCGCCGTCCGCATCGCGCTACGTGGTAGAGAGACGGTCAGCAACGCGGCCGATAAGGCGCGCGGCGCGCTGGGGCGCCTCAACCGCCGCGGTAGTGCGACATTCAACGCGATCCGCAATGCGGCGATCGCAGCGGGCGGTGCTATTGCCACCTACCTCGGCGGGCGCGCGGTCATCGGCGCGTTCAAGGCGACCGTCGGTGAGGCCGCCTCGCTCGAGGAAGCGATGGCGCGCATCCAGGCGGTTACCGGCGCGGCCCAACAGGACATCGACAAGCTGCGCGAGACCGCCGTCGAGCTCGGCGAGTCGACGCAGTTCACCGCCACCGAGGCCGCGGGCGCGATTGAAAACCTCGGCCGTGCGGGCCTGAGCACGTCCGAGCAGCTCGAGACCATCCCCAAGGTCCTCGACCTGGCGACCGCCACCGGGCTCAACCTATCCGAAGCCGCCAGCACGGTCACCAAGACCGTCAACGGCATGGGCTTGGCGTTCTCGGAGGCCGGGCGGGTCTCCGACGTTCTCGTCAAGGCGACGCAGTCCGCGAATACCAACGTCCGCAAGCTGTCGCAGGCGTTCTCTCAGGTGGCCCCGATCGCCAAAACGGCTGGCCTCTCCCTTGAGGAAACCGCGGGTGCCACCGCGCTGCTGCAAGACGCCGGCCTCGATGCAAGCAAGGCCGGCACGGGCCTACGCCAGATTCTCGCGCAGCTCAACGACCCGACCTCGACCTTTTCTGAGGCGCTTTCCGAGGCCGGGATCGAGACCCGCAACTTCACGGAAGTCCTGACCGCACTACAAGAAGGCGGGCAGAGCACGCGCTCGGCCATCAACGCCATGTCGGTCGAGGCGCGCGCCGCTCTCGAGCTGCTCGTCGAGCAAGGCGGCGAGGGCGTCAACGACTTCTCCGAGCAGCTGCGCAATGCCGAGGGCGCAGCATCAGACGCCGCTGGCGTCATGCGCGACACGCTCAACAACGCCCTCGAGCGCCTCGGCAGCGCGTGGAACACGCTCCAGCGTACGATCGGCCAGCCCGTGCTCTCGACGGTGCGCGCTGAGGTCGAGCGCCTCCAGGACGACCTCGCGCGCCTGAGCGACAGCGGCCAGCTCCAGCGCCTCGGGCGCAAGCTCGCCGAGACATTCCAGGATGGCGTCGACGCCGTCCGCCGATTCCTGGGTGAGTTCACGATCAAAGGCGCGGTCGACACGGCTCGATCGGCGCTCGACAAGCTGGGGACCGCGTTCGAGCGGACCAAGGCTGCGATCAACCTAGTTATCCAGCCCATCCGGGCCCTGTTCAACTTCATCCAGGTCGTCGTGTCGCCGATTCTCGGCGCTCTCATCAAGATCATGGCCGACGTGGTCGGTGGGGTGCAGGCCGTCGCCCAGGCGTTCAGCCTCATCCCTGGCGTCAGTGACGGGGCAGCCAAGAGTCTCGCGCGGATCGAGGGCGGGCTGCGTGCCGCCGCCCGTGAGACCGCCAGGTACAGCGCCACCGCTGCCGGCGACATGGTCGATGCGCTCGGCAAAACCGCCAGCGCAGCGGGCAAAGTCACCGGCGTCACAGACGAGATGGCGCGCTCCACCAACGCCGCCGCCGATTCGGCCGAGCGAGCCAACCCGAAGTTCGACCGCCTCGCGCGCACGACGCGACGGGTAAGCGAAGCCATCGGCGCGGTCCCGCGCAAGACGCGCGAAGCGGCCCAGCAATTCGACCGGCTTTCGGGCCTGACCAACCGAGTCACCAATCGCCTCATCCGTACCCGCAAGGGCGCGGAAGCGCTCGACGCGATCGACGAGGCCGCCAGTGGGGCGAGCGGCTCGACTGACGAGTTAGCAAGCAAGACCAGCAAGGCCGCGCGCGTCGCTGACGCAGCGACCGCCAGCTACGACAAGCTCGCACGGATCGCCGAGAAGGTCGGCGAGAAGCTCGACAACATCGGCTCAGACGACGGCGAGCCAAGCGTCGCCGAGCTGAAAAAGTCGGCCGACATAGCCCGCCAGGAGGCCCGCAAGGCTGAGCAACGGCTGGCCGAGCTGCGCAAGAGCAACGACGCCACCCAGCGCGAGATTTTCGAGGCGGCCAAGCAATACCAGAAGGCACAAAAGCGCGCCTCCCAAGCGACCGAGCGCTTCGCACGCGCCCAACAGCGCGCCAAGGGCGACGTCGACGCGCTGAGCAAGGCGGCCGAAGCGCTTGGATTCAAGACCTCGGCGGCGCTCGATAAAGCCGCCACGAAGGCGCAGGAAAACCTCAACACGGTGGTGCAGTCAGCCGACGCCACCGAGCGCGACGTGCGCAAGGCGTTCGAGGTCTATGCCAAGGCCGCGATCAAGGCCAACGAAGGCGTCGTGAGCAGTTCGCTCAAGGCCCGCGCCGCCGAGCTGGGCCTGGTCGATGCGCTCGAGAAGATCAGCGGTGCCTCCGACAAGGCCGGCGATGACGCCGAAAAGGCGAACAAGCAGGCCGAGCAGTCGGCCAAGAGCGCGCAGAAAGAAGTCGAGCAAACGGCCAAAGAGTCCGCGCAAGCAACCAAAGAAGCCACACAGAAGGCCGCGAAAAGCACAGCCGCGGGGCTCAACAGGATCCTATCCGGCGCCCGCCAGCGCTTCGCCGAGATCGGCCAGGGCGCCGAGCAAGCCTTCAACCGAGCCGTCAACGCCGCGGC